ACTTTATTAGCATACTCGGTACTGTTACTAGCTTGTCTTAAAAACAAATTTAAATCATCAAAGTACTTATCTAATATTTCTAGTTGAACTTGTGTAGCTAAGCTATTAAATTCAGCTGGAGTCATATAACCTCTTTGCTCTTTGTTTAAAATAAACAAAACAGTTTGGTAAACAGTATTTGCGTTAATTGCCATATTTATATATATTAAAAAGGCGGCGAGTAGCCGCCTTAATTATAATCACTTGTTATTTTAGTTTTTTCTGTATAGAGTTATATACTTCTAAACCTTCATCAGTTTTAAACCAAGCTGCAATAGCTGAGTATGGGTTTTCGTCAAATGGCACATTCATTAATTTTCTACCATTTGTTGCCCATTTAAAAGTTCTATTGTCATCTGATAATAATATTATTCTGTCTTCTGTAGCTCTAATAGCTACATTTCTTAACTCAACATTTTCATCTTGAGCTAACTCTAAAAATAATACTGGATCTTTTTTAGCAAATAATAATAAATCTCTTTTAAGTTCTTTTGAGCTTAACTTGCTAACGCCTGATCCTACTTCAACTCTTAATATAGCTTCTGCCTTATCTACATCCATTTCATAAGCCATATTCATTGCTGATATTTCAGCTTCTAAATAGTCAAACTCATCAACAGCATTAGCTACAGGATCAAACTCAGCGAATATTAAATCTCGATGAGGATGATGAAGTAAAAACTCTTGTAAATTTCTTTGTTCTTTTTTAACCATTAAGTGACCTTCTTCAAATACAATATGCTTTAAAGTAACAGATCCTTTTTGCTCATCAACAAATATTGACTGTTGGTTTGTAGCATATCTTAATTCTCTTTCATAACCTTTTTTTGGATCAAACCAAACTAATGGGTATCTTCTAGAGTGCCTACTAGGTAAAGTATATGTTAATGGTTCTTTGTTATTTAAAAGATAATAGTTTCTATCTTTATATTCCCAAGTGTCTTTTTTAACCTCTTGCTTAGGAGCAGGAGCTTTTTTTGTTTTTGTTTCCATAATATAATATAATATAATAATTAAAAAAGACCCCGCCGAAGCGGGATCTTAATAGTTGTATTAAGCTATAGCAACTTCACTCACAGCGTAAGTAGACACATCAACAGCTTGGATTGATCCAGGCGCTTGATATGCTTTCTCAACAGCGTCTTGTACTAAATCTTGGAAAGTTCCAGAATTAGATCCAACACTAGCGTGCGTAATAGTAACTGTATCGGCAGCAGCCGCGTCACTTAATGTTATTACAGTTTCAGTAGCAGAACTATAAAGAACTTTAGTAAACTCAGTTACGTTAATTAACTTTTTACCATTCTTATAAGCTGTTCCGTTACCGGCAACTAAAATTGATATTGCATTTTCCATAATTTCTATCTTTTAAATGTTAAACAATAATTAAGCTCCTTTGAATAACACGAAGTTATTAGCAGCTTGTACGACTAAACATCTTTCAGATAAGAAATTAACTCTCATTGTATCAAGATCTGAAGTGAAAGCTCCACCTACAGAACCAGTGATCCATGATTTCATTTTTCTATCTTCAGTTTCAGAAGCTCTATATCTTACGTGTAAGAAAGGACGTCTGATATTTGATCCTAACATTTGATCGTATACTGTAGTAGTTCCAGCAGGAATCATTACACCATCAATCTCATTGTCAGAACCTCTTAAAGTTATGTCGTTTAAGTATTTCCAGTCAGTTTTGTAGAAGTCATAAGAACCTCTTCTAAATCCTGAAAATCCAAAATTTAACGCCATATCTCCATCGTTCTCAAATAAACCGTAAGATGCAGCTTGAGTAGAAGCATAAGCTCCGTTTACAGCAGCTAACATATCGTCAAAATCAAGAGCAGTAGCTCTAGATAAGAATAACATGTTTTCTTCAATAGCACCTTGCTTGTCTAATTGCTTAAGTATTTCATCAAAATCACCTAATGCACCAGCTCCAGGAGCAGCAGCACCAGCAAATCCAGAATATACATTACCTCTATCATTTAATGCAGAGAATAAACCTTCAGTACCTTTTATTTGAGAAGCAGAAGCATCACCAAAATTAGCACCAAATTGAGTATTAGCATTTACGTTAGCTTGTTTTACACCTTCAACCATAGCAGTTTCTAAGTAATCTTCAAAACGTAGTCTAGTTTCAGACTCAGCTTTTAAGTACCATAGATAACCTGATTGACCGTCTTCAGTAGCTACTTCGATCCAACCAATTTGAGCAACATCAGAACCAGATAGTTCATAGTTGTCTTTTAATATAATTGGTGAATTTTTATGAGTAGTTACACCTGGCTCAATTGCACCAGACATTCCTTGACTTCCTTTTGGAAATTCAGAACCGTATACAAATATGCTATTAGTAGCAGCACCAGTAACAATTCCAGCAGGAATAGCAGCTGCAGTTGTTTCATAAAGAATACAAGTTAGAGTATATGTTCCACCGCCAGCAGTAACTAAAGCTTTAGCAGTAACTAATCCAGTAGCGTTATCTGAAATTAAAATTGTATTACCATTTCTAATAGCAGAAGAAGCAGGATTAGCACCTTGAGTAATAGTTACAGTCACAGTTGAATTAGCTCCAGCAGCAACTTGTACAGTGTCATACGCAATATGTAATCTATTTTGTTCAGTCCAAATAACTTGGTCTGATGTCATAGGCATTTCAGCGCCTACCATTCTTAAGAAACCGCCTATTGTTCGGTTCCCGTATCTCTCTACTTCAGCTTCATAAAGCTCAGGTAGATATTGTTGTGCCCATTGTTCGAAACCAGCAGCTTGAAAGTCAATGTAATTATCTTGTACAGTAACTTTACTAGGCATTGGTACTATCGACGCAGGGAAAGAATTGTTTCCTACAAATCCCATTTTCTATGTTTTAGTTGTTGTTTTATTTTTTACTTTAAATTTCAACCTAGAACTATCTGCACCACTAATTGCTCTTACTTTTAATCCATTTAAATAAATTTCACCATTGTCTTGTGGACGGGTTTCATTTGTTATATTTTTAGATTTAGCCATAATATCTTTAGTAGCGTCGGCTTTACCTTGCTCGTAAAAATGCTTAGCTATAGCATCAGCATTATCAGCAGCGTAAATAGCTTTGTGGTAATTAACAGCGTCAACAACTTCACCATTTTTGTTTAAGAACTTCTTAACGAATGTGTTTAAGTTAGACTGTTTTGCCGCAACATCGTCAGGATTGTTTACATTATATTTAAAAGTTTTATCTCCAAATTTAAAATCAAAACCTTTGAAATCATTGAAAACATCTTTTGTTTTTTCCTGAAACATCTTATGACGTTGATTAGCTATTTCTTGTTCTTTGTTGTATGTATTGAGAAAGTCAAGGGCTTTTTGTTGATCAGAGCTAGTATTAGGTTTCAACTTTATTTCATCATAATACTTCTGCTTTGTTTCTTCAAAAAACTTTCTTGCTTTCGCAAGCTCTTCTTTAGCAGCAAGCTGCTTTTTTTTAATATCTTTTTTATCTTCCTCATCTTCATCATAAGAAAATTTGTCTTCTATTAAAAACTCTATTTCTTCTTTATCTAAATGAGGTTTAGTAGACTTATAATATTCTACTAATAAAGTATCTGCATCTACTTTAGAATAGTCAGTATTTAATCTAACATAATCTTCAATATTACCACCAGTATCTTTCATAAATTCAATTAATTTATTTATATTTTCTGGTAGCTCTGGAGTTTCTGCTTTTACTTCTTCAACTTGTTTTTCTTCTTCTTTTTCTTTTTGTACTTCCGTTATAGGATTTACTTCTTCTTCTTTACTCTCAGTGGCAACGACTTTTTCTTCGTGTGTTTCTCCCACTTTTTCGCCATCTCCGGATTCGTTGCGTACATGAACCTCCTCTGTGCTTGACTCTTGAACGGCATCTTCTTCTTTTTTAGTTAAATCAACTTTAAAAACCTGATCATTAGGTCTTTTATAAGAAGGCTTTTTTATTTTTAAACCTTCTTTTTTTTCTTCTTTTATTTCTGACATAATATAATATAATAGTTAATAAATTATTTACAAATTATACATTTTGTAAATCATCTTGTTGTTGAAAATTTATTGGTAATAAATTATTTTTTCTTTGGTCTATCATTTCACTTTGCTGTGTGCCTTCTAATCTTGTTCTATTATCTTTTCTATCTTCAATCATTTTTTCTTTTTGCGCTTGGGCATCTACTTCCATTTGTTTTAATTTCATATCATAAGAATACCTAAGGTCTAATAACTGTTGATCTATTTGGGCTTTTTGTTGCATTTGTAAAATTTCAAAATCACTTTGAGCTTTAGCTAACTGCATCTTTTGCTCAGTTAATACTTGTTGCTTTTGTGTTTCAGCTAACGCAGTTTGCTCTGCTAGTTGCGCGTTAGATTGAGCTTGAGCTTGCATATTCTGCTGTTGTATTCGCTGATCACGCTTTTGTTTTCTTTTTCTTCTCTCTTTAAGCATTTGATTAGCAAGCTTAATGTTATTAATTTCTCTAAGATCAATAGCATCTTCTAAATCAATAGCACCACCTTTCAAAGCTATTTGTATATTTTGTTCTAAGTATTGTTTTTCTTCTTCGTCTGGTTCTAAATCTAAAAATATACCAAAATCATGAAGATTTAAATTAGTTATTTCTTCTAATGTAGAAACATTATATCTTGATATACTGTTTTCTAAAGCAGATTTTGTAAAAGGGTATTCTAAAGAGTCTGATATTCTCAAACAAATATTTTCGCATGTTCTAGAAGTAATATACAACATAGCTTGCAATAAATGTCTAGTAGCAGTATTAGAGTTTGCAGCAGCTAGCTTTTGTAAGCCAACTAATGCGTTTTTATCTGGAGTGCTTCCATCTCTAGCTTCATTTAATCCAGTTACATCTCTTATCATTTTTAAATAATACTCATATGTTTGTATAAGAGACTGTATTTTAGCACCGCCTGAGCTAGACTGTAGTTCTTGTATAGGGACTTTACCTCTATTAGGATCACCATCTTGAGTTAATGATCTACCAACTATACTACCAGTTTGGAAATA